AACCTTTTGCTTTCAGTTCGTGTAACAATCTTGGTTCAGCACTATCACCAACTATAAGATGGTTTTTAGCGTGTTTAAGGTTTAGTTCAGCTATTTGTGATGTGGTAAGACCTTTCAAGTAAAAGCATTCCTTTAAATAGATTATCTTGTTATTTGTATCTATGTTAGTTTCCACCAAACTGTTCTCGTCTGCTGCAAATCCATAATCTTGACCAAACACACTTACACCTACTTTTTTAAACTCACCTATTTTCCAGTTGTCAGAAAAAATAACACCCTCTGCTTTTGAAAGCCAACCACCAAGCATCTGATGTTTGTATTTCTCTGGTCTGCGTTTCTTAATGTTTTCTATTTGCTCTAAATAGCTTTTAGATAGGTTTTCTACGTTATCTAAATAAGTTGTGTGTATGTAGGTTGTATTTCCTTTGGTTGAGTTTGTTCCAGCTTGTACACCTTTATCTTCAAAGAAACGGTTATATATCCAATGCTCTTTTGTAACTGGGTTTAAAATAAGTATTACCCTATTCTTTTGGTTTAGGTTTCTAACACTTAAATCTATCTTGTCAAAGATGTTTTCATCATTTAGTTCTTCTGCTTCATCCATTATCCAAGTTGTAACGTTTGTTAAACTTTTTAAATTTGCAGACTGATCACCACTAGAAGTTCTTATACCCTTAAAGATTATCTTGCTTCCAGATAGCTTATTTAGTATTTCATCTTTTGTTATATAAAAAACGTGTTGTAAGTTTAGTGTTTCTATCTTATGTATAAACTCGGGTATAATAGAAATGTATGCAGATGATAGTGTAAACCTAGTAAACAAGATTGTATGCCCAGCTTCAAAAGTGAGCAACAACAATAGTAAGTTTATAGAATACGATTTACCAGAACCACGACCACCAGTTACAATATAATACCTAGCATCTGATGTTTGGATTGGTTTATACTTTGGATCAACTTCTATCACTTAAATTTGATAATATCTTTAAAGTTAATATTAAACCCATCTGTTGATGTTATGTCTACACTCTCTTTAGGTTTACCATATCTGTAACCGAAATATAAACTCATAGCACGACCATCACCTTTTAAGATCTGTTTGCCTAGTGTTTTAATTACCTCATCATTATCAATAAGGTTATCCAGCTTTTCTATTAGTTTTAGTTCGTCTGCTTTCTTTGGTCTACCAGCACCCTCTCTTGCACCACCGTTATTTTTTCTTTTATCCATTTGATATAAATTTGTTTATTCAATTATATAACGTAATTACTCAACGTTTTTATTTAGCTTTAATTTTAACAGTCTTTCTCTTATTGCTTTTCTTTCTTTACCCTTTGGTAATTTGTCTAATAGTTGTTGTAGCTTTTGTATTAGTTTTTTGCTCATAGCTTTTTTTAAGGTTTTTTAAATATTAAAATGTTTTGGTGTACCTTAACTAATTTTTGTGCTGCTGAAAATTGCCTATCTGCCCTCATACAAGCTGTCCCAAGTTGGTCAAGTAAAATACCTTCATTGTAAAAGTTCATACCACATTTTTTAAAAGCATTTATTGTGTCTGGCACAAAACCAATGTAATTACCTTTTTTATCTCTAACCTCACCAACAACAAAACAAGCATAACCCCCACTTTTTAATAATTTACAACTCTTTAAAATTATTTTCTCATAGGCTTTCATAAATTTTTTATATGGCATATTTGATATATCGGCATCTAAATTACTATAAACCTCTAAATCTGCATAAGGTGGGCAACTAAAAACAAAATCAAACTCTTTTTTAAAGTTATTTAACACCTCGTTACTATCACCAACATACCAATTCGGTTGGTTATCAATATCTAATATTTCTAAACCTTGTTCCCTATTGCTCTCTATTTGTTCTTGTCTTATGTCAATACCCGTATATTTAAAGCCTAAATAATTTGCTACAATACCACGAACAGAGCCACCCGCAAAAGGGTCTAAAATCTCTTTACCATCTACACAAAACCAATGATATAAAACCTCACATAATGCTGGGTCAAAAATAGATACTTGATTTATACTTGTTGTTCTACCATATTTTTTTGAATTAAATGTATCTTTTATTAATTCTACATCCCTACCTATTTCTGATTTAATACCTATTCTTTTCCACTCTTTTTTTCTTTTTGACCAATTACCTTGTTTTGTATCAAGCACACTAAAAGGGGGTTCTATAAATTTATCTCTTAATAAAGGGTTTGTAATTATTTCGTTGCCAAATAAATCTTTTTCTATTTTCTTCTGTTTTGTTATTTTCATAGCTTTTCTATTTCGTTTAATACTTCTTGGTAGTATTCTATGTTGTTAGATGGTTTTAGTATTTCGTTTTCAAGTATAATACTTATATGTAGTTTAGCACATTTCTTTGCTTCTGTGCTTGTTGTTGTTTCTACATAAAATGCTTTTACTAACTGGTATGCTTTCTCTTTTGGTGTTTGCATAAATAGCCATTCTTTTTTTATCACGTTGCACAGTTTATTATTTCGTACTCACTATTGTTTTGCTTCCATTCAAAAGACTTTAATACTAAAGCTGCACGTTCATCATACATAGTTTTTTGTTCTTCTTCTAAACCTCTGTATTGCTTTTCATTTTTAGTATAACCACCATTGAATTGGTTTAGTTTTTCTATTGCCTTAAAATAATCTTTTTCTAGTGTTGCATACTTTTTTTGTATTACTTCTAACTTTGAAATCTGGCTGTACTCTATTTGTGATTTAACTATAAAGTTGCTTTCAAGTTTATCATAGTAATCAAATCTATCTTTTTTGTACAATGGGTACATTTTGTTAGCGTGTATTGCCGTTGCGTGGTCAAATGATTTACCTTTTGATTTTATAAAGTCAGATATACTAACCCACCTCATATCTAGTTTGTTTCTTAATATATGACAAAGCAATGCTCTATGCTCAACGTATTCGGTTTGCCTTGTTTGTTTGTATATATCTATGCCAGTTAAAGTAATAAGTAATTCACTTACTTGTTCTGGTGTTTCTAATATTGTTGGTATTGTGTTGTAATTCATTTGCTTTGTAGTTTTTGTATGTATAAAGCTGCATCCATTAGTTCTTCTTTTAGGTGCTGCAAGAAATCATCTTTGTTATTGTCTTGTAGTGTTGTTTTGTATTTGTCTATACCTACACAACTTCTTATATCAAATTCTCTTTTTAAATCTTCTACTATTTTATCTTTCATTGTGTTCTTAATTTTAATAGGTGATAGCATTCAGCGTATTTTTGTCTTGCTTTACCTTTGTATTCTAGTTTAAATAATTCGTATAGTTTTCTTGTGTATTGGTATTTTGTTTCACAATCTTTTAAATACTTACCAGCAAACACCCTACCCTTACCCCTAAAATATTGCACATTGTCTGCACTATCCCCAATTATAAATTGCTCATAAAAATTAAACATAGCTTCTTCTTCTGATATGTCTAATATTACTTTATGCTTATAGTGATAGTTGTACATCAAGCAAGGAAACTGTTTGTAGTCTTTATCTATACTCACAATCATTACTTCATCTCTGCCAATATCATCACTAATTTGCTTCCAGTACCTAGCAACCATATCATCTGTTTCTATACCGTAACCCCAAATGCTATCATATTGTTCTTTTACAAATTGGTGCATCTCATTTAATAATGGTGGTAGTTCTTGTTTCTTTCTGTTGGCTTTGTACTTTGGTGTGATTAACTTTCTAAAGTTACCCTTTGAACCACTAAAACATAATACTTTGTCTATAGTGTATTTATCTTCAAGATCATTTACAATCTTCATATACTGCTGGTCAAACTTATTTCTTGCATCAGCTATATCTGTGTAATACTTTTCATCATCTGGTGTTTCTCTTTTACGATAGCAACTCGCAAAAATTAAACTATCCGCATCAATTAGTAAAATCATCTATTGTTATGTTAAGTTTTAAATAATTCTTTTTTCCTTGTTTTACTTGGTAGTTAATATGTACATCAGTTATCTCACTATCTTGTTCTGTGTGATATTCTATTTGTTTTCTTAACTTTTCCCAAGCTGCTTTGTTTACTTCCATCAATCGTTGTTATAGTGCTTTAAATATGGTTGTTCCTTATGGTTGCATTTATTAACCCAGCTTTTATCTAAAAACTTTATGTATCTAAATTGCCTTAAATCGTGTTTAGTTGCTTCTTCTTTATTTGTTTGTAAATATCTACAACCACCAACATTGTTTTTATATCTTTCACTTTTTTTTGATACAGTCATACTTGTATTGTGATACATTGTGTTTTCAAGTTCCCAGAAACTACTTGTATGTTCTCCGTAATATCTAAAAGAACAAGCTTGATAAACAATACCTAAACCCCCACATCTTTCATCTGCAAATGATTGTATCCATTTTATGATTTTTAACTTACCTTTTATGTATTTAATAGAATAACTAATAGCCATACTTTCACTATTTTTTTTAGCCATATCATCTAACCACATACGATTAAGTTCTAAATATTGGTTCATTTCAGTACCCTCAACAACACTACCACAACTTGCTGGGTTCATAGCATAACCATACTGTAATACACCTAATAATTTATTTTCAATAAATACACCTAAATGTATGTAAGTTGCATTGTATACTTTTTTACTATAATGATTATCTATAATTATTTTATTGGCTACATCTTTTTCTATTTCTTTTACACAAAATTCATCAGTACCATACCCTATAATATCTTTGTGCCCAAACATAGGTATCTGGGCACTATAAATATATCCTTTCATTACACTAATTCTTTTACATATGTTGAAAAGGTTTGCTCAACCGCATCTTTAGTAAACGAACAACTTTGTGTTGAGTTAAAATGGTATGTTGTAAAGTCAATTAACATATCTAATATTTCTTTATTAGACTTTTCAAGAATATTGTTTGATCGTAATTTAGTCATAACTGGTATAATACTACCACCGTTTAATTTCATTGCTTTACCATTTTTTTCTAAATGCTTTATTAGCTTTCCATTCTTTAAATAGTTTTCACCTAAATACTCAACCAAGTTTAAAGTTCTATCAAATTCTTTTGTTAATTTAGCAGAGCCATTTTTAATGTTCTTTGCTTCACCTAAAAATATTTTTATTAAAGCTGGTATTGTAAATAGTTTACTATGTACATCATTAGCTTCTTTTAAATTTTTTGGGCTTTGTAAAACATCACGTAAAAACTTTTTATATACTTTGTGGTTTGAACCAGCATAACTAACTACATAATCAATTTGTTTTAAAACTTTACCCCTTGTGTTAAATGATATAAAAGACTTTCTTGCATCTTCTTGATCTTTTACATAAATCTCTTTAACACTTATTTTTTTAAGGTTTAAAACGTCTAACATCGCAGATTTTAAATGTGCCCCATCGGTTAATATTTTAGTACCATCTTTTGTAACACTAATTAATACATCACGCATTTGACCTTGTGTTGAAACCGCTTCTGCTAAATCTTTAACATTGTTTTCATTTCTCCACCTTTGCCAAGATGGTATAATTACATTGTTAAAATCTTTTTTTGTGTAAACTTTGTTTTTAATTGTTTTCATTTTTATTCTGTTTTTAAATTAATAATATTCAAATATAACATTATTTACTTTATAAACAAAACATTTAACAACTAATTTGGTTCTATATTTATATTTATTCTAACCGCTTGGTTTTCTTTAAGCAAGTACACATCTTTTAAAAGTCTTTTCTTTGTCCACATTGTAGTATCTGGGCAGTACTTTTTTACTGGTGTTGGCATCTCTAGTGTGTTGAGGTAATACATAAAGTTTCCTTTAGGATCATTCACAAAGAATATCTTTACAACATCTAAAGCCATTAGAGCATCATACTTTTCTTTTTCAAGCATTTTATCTTCATAGTACTTGTTTCTAAATTTCATCTCTATAACGCAATCTACACCTTTTGGTGTTTTACCTTTTGCATCATATCTTGAATAGCCATCACCACAATGTTCTAACTCCCACCCATCAAGGTTAAGTAAAAAAACTACTGCCTTTTCCCATTCGTGAATTTTTTTAATTCCCATTGTTCCAAATTATATTAAGCTGCTTTATCCACAACTTTATTTTCTTCGGATTGCAAGTGCAAGGTTTATGGTATTTATGATTGTAGTACTTTGCGTGTAACTGGCATATTAATTCAAACTCATTAGGTTGTAAAGTATTCTTTGGTTCTGATCTGAAATCACTCCAGCTTTGAAAATCTTCTTTAGTAAATTTTACCATCTATCTATTTTTATTTCGTTTAACTTTTTTCTTCTGTTGTTGCAATCACATTTAGTACCTCTTAACTTGTGGTATTTATCTACTAGGTATTTAATACCAG